CTTTTTTCTAATAAAAAACAAAACATCTTTCTTAAAAGTGTGTTTAATAAACTTACTTTTACGAGGTTCGTGTTCTTGAGAAATTCTCATTACTAGTTGATAAGGACTTCTATTTGCTTTTGTTAACAACGCACCTGCATCAGCATTATACTTTTGAAATCTAGCAGAAAACTGACCACTAGTATAATAGTCAAAAAATAAACTAGTATAATTAGGCAACATAAATGCTGCTAAGCCTGCATCTTGAAAAGGTTTATAATAATAGCCATTCTCTTCAATACAAAATAATCCATTCTGTTTTAAGTTTAAAGCAATTTGATTTTGAGCAAAATATAAAGTAGGGACCTCACTTCTTTTTTCATAAAACTCTTCAATTGTACTACATTCTTTAGAACTTTCTGCCCATCTTTTTCTTAGCTCTGTTTCAAATTCTATTAGTTTTTTGTAAATAGCTTCTTTAGTTCTAGGAGTATACTTAACGTCTTCTCTTGTTTGAATAACATCTAGCTCGCCTATCTCAAATTGAAGTGCTACAGGAAAATCTATTCTAGGTATTTCAAGTATCTTCCAATCTATTGGATAAGCTACTTTACCTAAGCAAATATGCAAATCGTTTTGAGGAGTTTCTCCAGTAGTAGCTAACCACGAATCACTTTTAATAATCTGAAAATTATTGGGAATCTCACAGTAATAAGAAAAGTAAACATTGTCAAAATAAGCTAACTGTTCTTTACAGCTACTTCTAAACTTTGCTACATCTTCTATTTCTATATAAACTTTAATCTCCGTACCGTTTCTTTCTGTTGTTGCTGCTTCTCCAATAATATCTAATCTAGGACCATTCTCACCTTTTCTTAGCATATAACTATACTCTATGCTATTATATCTAGTACGAATAAAAACTACATCAGCATAACTCAAACCACTTTTAGAACCCATACCGAACGCACCTATCATCGTATTACTTGTTTCTTTAGTAGATTTCAAGTAATTAACAAATACATCTTTAATTCTACTTGGAGATAAGCCTACACCAAAATCTTCAGTTGCCCAAAACCATCCTGTATCATCTTTATCAATAGTAACAATTACAGCATCGTCACTAAATATTTCTACAGATTTTTTTAGAGCTTCTAACTCTTCAATTGGAGCAGTTTGATAGATAGAATATTCGTTTTTAACTTCTTCTATCGAATGCTCTTTAATAAATTTAGCCTCTGCGTGACTGTCAAAACTATTACTAACATATTCTCTTACAACTGCACCGATAGGATTCTTGTAAGGATTTTGTAGCATATCCCACAGTTTATGCATGTCATGTTTGCTAATAGTAGCATCGTAACCATCAAAAGAAGCATTAGAAGTAAAATCAATTTGTTTTTTTGTTTCTAATTTCATATTTCTTTAATTAATTTTTTTAAAATTTCAACAGCTTCTTGCTGTCCTACTGCTGTTACTAAATCACTAAAGTCTGTTACTTTAGGTAACTCAGGTACAAATATGTGTGGAACATCATACCTTTCTGTAAAACCCACAGATAACTTTTTACCTGCTTCATCATTGTCAAATAGACAAATTACTTTTTTAAATCTCAATCTATATTCTTCCATTACAGAATCTTTCATCATTACACTTTCTGATTGTAAGCCTACTGAAGGTATTCCTACTGCATCGTGTAAAGCCATCACATCTTTTAAGGATTTAGTAATTATTAATAAATCTCCTACTATAGGCAATTGAGTGTAACCTTGATGCACAGTATAGTTAGCGTTATTAATCCACTTTCTATTCTTTGCCTCATAAGGTTGATAAATTTTATAAGTAGTACTACCGTCTTTGCTTTCTACATACACGTAAGCGTAGTTGTGAGCTTTTACAGCAGCATTGTTATAAAACACATAGCATATAGGATGCACATTAAACTTCTTTAGAGTACTTTTCTTTATGCCAAAACTAGACCAATATATCTTATCTCGCAATTCCCAAGGACGTAGTTTTACACCTAAATCTACTTTTTCTTTTTGTACTATCTTAGTATAATTTCCTACAGCTCTGTTAGCTTGTACATTCATATTAGTAATGTTCATATCGTAAGCTATTTTCCACAATGCTTCATAATAGCTTAGGTTAAACATTTTCATTACTAGTACTACAAAATCACCGCTATCACCTGTTGCAAAGTCTTTAAACATTAGTACGCCTCTCTCTACTCTGTGAAAGTATAAAGCAAAAGAAGGAATATTATCTTCTCTTAACGGACTATGAAAAACTCCTAAAGAATCTACTTTCTCTCCTAAATAATGACTATAAATCTGTTCTTGAGATGTATACATTAGTAAATCATCTTTTGTAATTAATTCATTAAACATTATAGAGTTTAAATCTAATTTTTCCATAATCTAAAGATTAAAATTATTTACCTCTAATAACTATACTATTGAAATACAGCTTAAAAATAAAAAACCGCAAAGTTAATACTCTGCGGCTTCTTATTAGTTATTTTCTTACCACTCGTCTCCTTCAAGGATAGAGTTAGCTTTTGCCAGTGCTGTCGGTTCAGCTCTTACATCGTCTTTTACTGGACGTACAATAGCATCTACTTTCGGAGATAATTTCAATACTGTTTCTTCAATTGGCATTTCCATATTTTCCATAAAAGGAACCCAAGAACGTGGTTGAATATACTCTTTAGTACTAGTTAAAGTACCATAAGTAGCAAATACTCTGTAAGTAGTAGCTGGATTTGCTGTAATACCCTCACGAATTACTTTCATTGATTGGTCTAACAACTGCTCTGGAGTAGTAGCATTTACAGGAATCTGAAATCCTTTACCATAGATAGCGTGGATAACATGCTTCATTGCTGTACCTTGTTTCTTTACTAACTCTTCAACAGTAGCATAATTAGTAGCTTGTTTTACATACCAATAAGAGCTAGAAACTTCTGCTCCACCTGCATCTTTAAAAGTTAATTTGTAATCAGGAGCATTTTCCTTATCTTCTGCTTTTTTCTTAGAGATATTAATAGTTACATTTTCTACTAAACCTGCTTCTCCGTTGTTAAAAATAGCACTCACTTCTTTTGCGTCAAACGCATTGTCATTTAAATTATACATACTTATTTATTTGTTTTTAATTAATTACTTATTTTGTTTTTCTTACCACTCTTCTTGTTCGTCTGTCTCAGAAACTTCTTCTTCTTCAACTTCTAAATCTTCATAAGAATCTGTTAGTATTACTTCTTCTTCTTCTACGATTTCTTCATCATTTACTTCTCCTAAATCTGTAGTATGAAACTCAATAACAGGACTTTCTTCTGTTAAAATAGCAGTTTCTACTACGTTATTAGAATCATTATCTAATACTCGTAAAGAAAGAGTAAAATAGTTATTAGTAGCTATTAAGTCAAAGTTGTTTTCTGCTTCGATATTTAAACCAAAATGTTTAGCAATAAACTCAAACCATTCTTTGTTACTTACTGTACAAGTTTTAGTCAATTGTAAGCTTTTGTCTGTATTTGATTTACGTACAGCAATTACATTGTTAACTTTATCAAAACCAAAAGAGATTTTATCTTCTCCTACGATTTCTAAGTCTGCTTGAGCTGCTTTGTTAAATACAAATTTACGACCACCACCTACTTTTTCTACTGCTGCCATTGTTAATACAGCTGTTGAGAATTTCTCTTCTTTTCTTACTCTTTGTTTTGGGAGTTCTCCCCACATTAAATCTTCCATTTTTGTTTTTGTTTTTATTGATAATTAATTGTTTTTAAATTCCGTAATACTCTCTAATAGCTTCGTTAACTACTACTAAATCATTTTCAATAGTATTAGTTTCAAACATTTCTAAAGGAGTCTTACAAGTATCTGTACCTGATGATACAGTTCTAAATACGTGTTTGTTTTCTTTACCAGGTATCTTAGTAATCTCTGCATATAGCACTATAGTACTAAAAGACTCTGGTACAAATTTTTCTAACATTTTACCTTGTACAGCAATACGCTCTGAACCAAATCCTAATTCATCGTGATGAGTTTCAGGATGAGCAAATAGATACACAATAATATCATCTCTCATACTATCATTAATAAAATTAATTAGATCGTACTGAGCTGAAGCCATTTTAGACCATTTGTCAAAACCTTTCTCTGCTCTAAAACCAGGATTCATAATAGCATCAGTCATTATACGTGACCAAGTGTCTATTACAATAGTTTTAACATTAGGTAGATTGTTAGCTTTTTGCAATGTAGCAATAACTATACTTACGTCTGAAGTTTTACGATAGTTACGTTTTTCTTCATTGTATTTTAAGTTAAACTGTTTAAAAGGTAAAGCCTTTTGGTCTGTGTTAATGATAACTGTTTCTTCAGGATTTAGGTTCCTTAATGAGGTAGATTTACCCATACCTGATTTACCAACCAGGAATACTAATTGTGCCATTTTTCTATAAATTATTGATTGTTATTAGTTATAAATATAGTGATAATTCTTCTAATTCTAAAGCATTTAGCTATTAAATTTGTTTAAAACTTACGTCAATTTCCGTAGTGTTTAGCTTACTTTATTAGGATAATAAAACTATATACTCTTAATCTCTTCTTTTACCTCTTCTTCTTTCTTTTTTCTTTTTTTGTAATCTTCTCCTTGTAAATGTGGATGCATCTCTTGTACTTTTCTGCTAGCTCTACCTATTGAATCTAAATAAGGTATCGTTCTGCTTTCCATAGCTTTTAGAGCATCTTTAAAAGATATATTAACATCAAACCCTATAGCTAATAAATAGTGATAATACAAACGTTCATTACTATCTCTTAACTCAGGATGATGAGTTAACTTATCTTTTACCCACTCAATCTTCTCCCTTATCATACTGCACAACTGTTATTAATAAATTTTCTTGCATATCTAACAGTTGCTTAATAATAGCCCAATCTCCTGCACCTATCCCTGCACCTATTTGAGGCACTGCTAGCTCTATATAACTATCTGATTTAAGAGCTTCTATAGATAACTTTTTTAAACAAGATTTTAAAGCACTGTACTCAAAATTACTACCTGGTTTTAACTGTGTGTAGAA